GGTTCCTCCGCCCGTCCTGCCGCTGTGCTCTTCATGCGGTGTCTGCGAGGGGGCGCATGGCTTGCGAACACGCTGATAAGAAGCTCACCAGAAGAATCGTTCGTACCGGAGCCGTGCAGTACGTCTACCAGTGCATGGAGTGCGGCCGATCCATGAACCAGCCGATTTCACATGAGCTGGTAAGGCGCGAGTTCTCAGGCGTCGAGATCATCGAGTTCGATGAAGACATTGAGGGCCGGTATGAGAGGCGGCGCGTCGAGGCGGTGAAGGAGCAAAGGGCCCAAGAGCGCGCCTCGTTCTTCGAGCAGTACGACGAATACCTGAAGGGCGATGCGTGGCATGACAAGCGCCGCCGCGTTCTTCTGCGGTGCAAAGGCGTGTGCGAAGGGTGCGGCATCAACAAAGCCACTGAAGTGCACCACCTCACATATGAGCACGTCTTCGATGAGCTTCTCTTTGAGCTGGTCGGTGTGTGCGATCCGTGCCACAAGCGCGCCCACGCAGACAAGGAGGGGGGCAACGGCTGATGGCCGGCGACTGGATCAAGATGCGCACCGACCTGTATCGCGATCCGAAGGTGTGCGCGATCGCGGACGAGTTGATGGACTCTGACGGCGAGCTTGCGCGTTACGTGAGTCAGAACACGCAGAGCGACATGAGTGTTACCCGTAACGTTATGCGTAACGCGGCGGTTGGCGCATTGCTCTCTGTTTGGGGTGTTATGCGCATTCGAGGGAAGCGATCCGGTGACGAGCTAGTGTGTCGCGGGGTGTCGCTCGCAGTGGTTGATGACATCGCAGAACTGCAAGGGTTCGGTGACGCGATGCGCGCGGTTGGGTGGGTGTACGAACAGGACGGAACCCTAGTGTTTCCGCGCTTCTTCGAGGAACACAACACTGATCCGGCAGAGGCGGCACGACAGAAAAATGCAGACCGGCAACGTCGCTTCAGGGAGAAGAAGCAGGCCGAAATCCGTAACGTTACGGATAACGTTACCGTAACGCATAGAGAAGAGAAGAGAAGAGAAGAGAAAGAACTTATGTCGGGCACGCCCGACGATGGCCCGGAGGCTGGCGATCCGCCCCGGCCACGCGAGGTCGATCCGGACTCCCCTGCTGGCCTGCTGGCCTACCTCAACGAGAAAACCGGCCGGGCCTACCGGGCGGTTGACGCGAACGTCAAGCCGTTGGCGGCACGGCTCAAGACCGCGACGCCGGACGAGGTGCGCGCGGTGATCGATGACCGCTGCGCTGCCTGGGGGCGTGACGAGCGCATGGCCGAGTACCTGCGGCCTGCGACGCTGTTCGGCGCGCAGAAGTTCGAACAGTACCTCGGGGCGCTGAACGGCTCGGCGACACGCGGCGATCCGGACCCCGAGGCATGGCGCAAAGACCCGCGATTCGCGGACGTGGTGGTGCAGTGATGCGCGGAATCGACGACGTGATGACGGCCCGGCTGAGCGGCCTGCAAGTGGCCCGCATCGACATCGACCTGACGGGCGCTGCGCCCGTTGCTGGCGTCGAGATGGCTGACGGCGTGCTGGTCGGCGTGCTGGTTGCCGAGCCGATCGACACCGCGCCGCGCTGCGATCTGCGGGCTGTGCGAGGTGTGCCGGTGGCGATCTTCGGGCCGAACTACAGCCGAGCATGGCCGTTTCTGGACGCATGCATGGAGCACGGCGCGTCGCGCGTTTCGGTGCTGTGCCCGCAGTACGTGGCGACATACGACGGAGAGAAGGTGCGCGAATGGGAACTGTGACTGCGCTCAAGACGAACGACATCGGGCCGGACGATCTGCGCGAGTACCTGCACGCGACTGACGTGCAGCAGCGTGTCGTGCCCGCGTCGGCTTTCGCCGCTGAAGTCGCGCGCGAGATGTTCGCCACGGACCGGCCTGAGCCGATCGTGCTGCCGTGGGGATCGACGCACGGAAAGTTCGCCTTTCGCCCGGGCGAAGTGTCGCTGTGGGCCGGCATCAACGGCCATGGCAAGTCGATGATGCTGTCGCAGGTCGTGCTGTCGCTGTGCGCGCAGGAGCAACGCTGCTGCGTCGCCTCGTTCGAGATGAAGCCGTGGCGGCAGATGGAGCGGATGTTGCGCCAAGCCTCCTGCGGGGATTCGCCTACGCAGGAGTGGCTGGACGCATTCTCGGCCTGGACCGATGGCCGACTGTGGTTCTACGACCAGCAGGGCACGGTGAAAACCGAATGGATCTACGCGCTGGTGCGCTACTGCGCTGACAAGCTGCGCATCAAGCATGTGGTCATCGACTCGTTGATGAAGTGCGTTCGCGCCGAGGACGACATGAACGCGCAGAAGGCGTTCGTTGACGAATTGACCGCGCTTGCGCGAGACCTTGAGGTGCACGTTCATCTCGTCCACCACGTCAGGAAGCAAGGAAGCGAGCGGGATCGAATCTCGAAGTTCGACGTGAAGGGCTCGGGGTCGATCACCGATCAGGTGGACAACGTGCTTCTCGTCTGGCGCAACAAGGGCAAGGAGCAGGACGATAAGCGGTCGGGCGAACCCGACGCGCTGCTGACGTGCGACAAGCAGCGCAACGGCGAGTGGGAGGGGTCGTTCTCGTTCTGGTTCCACAAGGGCGCGATGCAGTTCGTGCCAACCTCGGACGGCCGCACGATGGATCTGCTGAGGCTCGGCGAATGACATTCACCTGCCATTCCTGCCGCTGGTCTGCAGCCGACGCAGCGTCGGTGCTGTTCTGCCAACTGCGCGACGAACCATGCCGCCAGACGTGCGAGGACTTCGAGTATGAGCCGGGAACAGACGAGCGCGAGCTGCGAGACGTGCGCGCACATGTGGCCGGCCGACAAGCCGACGCCGAAGGGCGAAACGTACTACGTGCCGACCTGTCGCAAGTGTCGCAACGCGATCGGGCTGTGCGCGTGCACGCTGGCCAGTTCGATCGACGGACCTTGCGGGCCGGATCTGAAGCTGTGGGCCGCTGAACGATGATGATCTACGGCATTGATCCTGGTGTTACCGGCGCAATCAGCGTGATGGTCAACGGCGATTTGCTCGATGTGCGCGACATGCCGACGCGCGAGGAGGGATCGGGCACAGTCAAGCGCCGGGCGTGCGCTGCCGGGCTCGCTGCGATCGTGCGCGAATGGCGCGTGCAGTTCGGTCCGGATGCCGAGCTGGCCGTGATCGAGCGGGTCACGGCAATGCCGCAGCAGGGCGTCGCGTCGATGTTCAGCCTTGGCCACTCTGCCGGCGTGGCCGAGTCGGTCATGCTCGCGCTTGGCGTGCCCGTCGAGATGGTCACGCCTGCGTCCTGGAAGCGCGCGGCAGGCATTGGCGCAGAGAAGGCAACCGCCCGAGCACGAGCGACGACGACGTGGCCGAGCATGGCAGCGCAATGGCAGCGGGCAAAGGATCACGGGCGCGCAGAATCTGCACTGATCGCGGCGCACGGATATCGGAAGTTCGCATGACCGCCACCGACGACGACACGATTCCCGACCGGGGCGACCCGGTGACGATGATCGGCGGGCAGTTCCAGGGCCAGCACGGGACGATGCTGCGTCGGAACGGGTCAGGTGCGAAGGTGGCATTGCACTCCCCCGCGCACGTCGTCGTGCAGACCCTCGACGGGCAGGTGTGGGCCGTGCCGCCCGACCGGATGCTGCCGATCACGCCCGTGCACCCGCTGATGCGATTCGTCGCGCTCCGGACATGACCGACGAACAGGCGCGCGAGGCGCTGCTCGAGCTGGCGCAGGAACTCGATCGCATGCGCGCGCTCGTCGAGACGCTGGCCCGCCGGGTGCGGGAGCTTGAGACACGATACGAGGACGACGGGAAATGATGGAAGTGCGTACCCGCCGCGAGCGGTACGGAGCCGCCGCATCGAATGGCAACCTGCGCCAGCGCGACGACCGCCCAACGGACGCCGACACCATCGCCGCTGCCGGAATGGCCGGCGCGCGCGAGCCGCTGGGCGTGGCCTGGTGGCGCGCGAAGTACAGCAACGACCGCCACGCCTACAGGCACACGCAGTCGCTGCTCATGCTGCGCGTGGCGCACGTCGCCCGCCGTCGCCGCTGGCCCGAGTCCCAGAAGGTGCTCAAGCTGCTGGCCGGCAAAGTGATGGCGTGGGCGACCTTCGGGGTCTGCCCGGCATGCATGGGGCGCGGCAGGCCCACTATCGATGGCGCGCCCGTGCTGGTCGACGACCTGTGCCCGGTGTGCCACGGTGACGGCCACGTGTCGATCGAACGCGCAGTCGATGCAAAGCACGTCGGCCGGGCAAAGGACATCGCGCAGCTACTGGCAGAAGCCGATCAGCAGGTGGATGCCGCCATGTGGGCGCGGCTCGGCCAGCGCGTTTCAGCCATTGTCAAGGGGTAGGATGGTGCGTAGAATTAGTGCCGCAGCAGACAAAGCGCCGGGGGTTCCGGGGCATAACGACAACGACTGCACCGATTCGAGGGCGGCGTTCGCCCTCAAAAAGCCCGCCGAGCGCGGGTTTTTCGTTTTCTGGCGTCCGGAATGTTGCATTTGCGCTCAGTGAGCGTATAATCGCGGCATGACCAACTCCCCATCACCGGCCGAGATTCGCGCCGCGCGCGAGGCCGCCGGCCTGACTCAGTCTCAAGCTGCGGCGCTGGTGCGCAGCGGCTTGCGATCGTGGCAGCAATGGGAATCCGGAGACCGAAAAATGCACCCTGCGTTCTGGGAGCTTTTCCGCATCAAGGTGCGGCGATGAACGGGCGGCAGACGATCGACGCGGTTCGCGCGATGCAGCCCGAAACGCTTCTGGCGTTTTCGACCGGCAAGGATGCCATTGCGTGCTGGCTCGCGATTCGCGAGCACTTTGACGCGGTGCACCCGTATTACCTATATCTGGTGCCCGGGCTGGAGTTCGTCGAAGAGTCGCTTGACTACTACGAGCGATTCTTCGGCCGCAAGATTCGCAGGCTTCCGCACCCGAGCCTGCACCGCTGGCTGAACAGCTACACGTTCCAGCCGCCCGAGCGGCGCGCGATCATCAAGCAGGCAGTGCTGCCGTGGCATGACTATGCCGACATCAGGACCGTTATGGTCGAGGATCTCGGCTTGCAGCCTGATATGCTCGTGGCCGATGGTGTGCGTACTGCCGACAGCCCAATGCGCCTGGTCGCAATTCGCAGGCACGGACCGATCAGCATGGCGCAGCGTCGATACCATCCGATCCACGATTGGCGCAAGGCGGACCTTGTGTCGTGCTTCCAGAAGGCAGGCGTGCGACTGCCGGTCGATTATCGGCTTTTCGGCCGATCGTTCGATGGGATCGACCTTCGGTTCATGCTTCCGCTGAAGCGGCATCGGCCGTCGGACTATCGCCGCGTGCTCGAATGGTTCCCGCTGGTCGAGCTCGAGGTCTTCCGCTGGGAGCGCGCCAATGCCCATTGATGCGGCGGCGGCCAGAGAGAACGCCAAGCTGAAGAAGGAAGAGGCGCGCCAGCGTGCGGAGGCCGCAAAGCGCGAGGCCGCCAATCGAAAGGCGGTCAAATCGAACCCGGTCCCGCAGTATGTGCGCATGCCAGAGCCGACCGGAGACGCGCAGGCTGACTCGCTTGCCGATTTGGATGCCGTGCAAGCCGGATTCAGGGCGCGCGCGGCCGATGAGTCCCGCCGGCTCGCACTGGCGACGGACAGCGAATTCTGGTCTGCGCTGTGCTTTCAGACGCGCGAACAGCGCGATGCATTTCTCGCGGCAATTGGGGCGCTCGATCTCGTGATCGACGCCAGATACATCGATGGATGCGAGCTTGCCAAGAGAATGGGCGTGACGCTTCCCGATGCGAGTGTGCCCTACCGGGCAGAACCGAAACTCGACCCCGAGTGGGTCAAACTTTCAGGAGCATGAACATGCGCGGCCGTGCACTTCGGAGCTTTCAGAACTCTGCGATTCGCCAGCTCAACCGACTGAGCGGAACTTCCGGTAGCTAAGGCAACCGGATCAACACGGAAGCCGCCTTCGGGCGGCTTTTTCTATGCCAGGTGTGAAGAACGGGCACAAGACCAGCCCGGAGACAGCCGAAGCGAAGATGCGCGCAGCAAAGGCGCTTGAACTTCGCATGGAGGGCAAGACCTTCGCGACGATCGCGAAGGAAGCCGGATACAACAGCCCGCAGGCCGCGCACGACGCCGTGAAACGCGCGCTCGACGCCACTCTGCGCGAGCCGGCAGACCGCCTGCGCGCGCTTGAACTGGAGCGCCTTGACGTTTTGTGGCAAATCCAGTACCTGAATGCGCAGGCCGGCGATGTGCAGGCGATGGGCGCGTGCATGAAGATCATGGAGCGCCGCGCCAAGCTGCTGGGGCTGGACGCTGCCGTGAAAGCCGAGGTGACCGGGGCGGACGGGCAACCACTGGCCGTTGCGCCGCCGGTGCTGAATATCGTGATCGACGGTGACCGAAAAGACGCTGCGCCTGCACCGCAGGCAGGGTGAGGCGTTCACAAGCCAGGCGACCGAAATCCTGTATGGAGGCGCGGCAGGTGGCGGCAAGTCTCACCTGATGCGGGTCGCCGCGATCGCATGGTGCATCGCGATTCCTGGATTGCAGGTCTACTTGTTTCGCCGCACGCACCCGGACCTGTGGAAAAATCACATGGAAGGGCCGAGCGGATTCCCGGCAATGCTTGCAGATTGGGCACTGGCCGGGCTGGTCAAGATCAATCACGGGCTCGGTCAGATTCGGTTCTCGAACGGATCGAAGATCCATCTGTGCCACTGCCAGTACCCGAAGGACGTTTACAACTACCAGGGTGCGGAAATCCACGTCCTGATGATCGACGAACTGACGCACTGGGAGTCGGGCATGTACCGATTCCTGCGCGGACGTGTTCGCCTTGGCGGGCTTGCGATTCCGGCCGGCATGCGCGGGACGTTCCCGCGCGTGGTGGTTGGCGCGAACCCCGGGGGCGTCGGGCACAACTGGGTGAAGGCCGACTTCATCGATGGCGCGGCCCCGATGGCGATTCGTCGCATGCCCGACGAGGAAGGCGGGCTGCTGCGGCAATACATCCCCGCGAAGCTGGCGGACAACCCGACGCAGACCGAGAACGACCCGCACTATGCGGCGCGGCTCTCTGGTCTTGGGAACGCTGCGCTCGTGCGCGCAATGCTCGATGGCGACTGGAACATCGTTTCCGGCGGGATGTTCGATGACCTGTGGTCGGAGCGACTGCATGTGCTCAAGCCGTTCGATGTTCCCGCGTCATGGCGAATCGACAGGGCGTTCGACTGGGGATCGAGCAAGCCATTTAGCGTCGGATGGTGGGCTGAGTCCGACGGGTCAGAAGTCAAGATGGCAGACGGCGCGACGCGCACCTTCCCGCGCGGAACGATCGTGCGCATCGCCGAGTGGTACGGCTGGAACGGGCGGCCCAATGAAGGCCTGAAGATGTCGGACTCTGAGATCGCATCCGGTATCGTCAGGCGCGAAAAGGAACTCGGCCTGCATGGCCGCGTGAAGCTCGGTCCGGCCGACAGCAGCATCTTCGACGAATCGAATGGCGACAGCCCGGCGAAGATCCAAGAGCGCCACGGCGTGCGGTGGGATCGCGCAGACAAGTCGCCAGGCAGCCGGCGGCGCGGCTGGCAGTTGATGCGCGGGCGCATGAAGGCCGCGCAAGCCGAGCGAATGGAAGAACCGGGAATCTTCGTGTTCGACACCTGCAGCGAGTTCATCCGCACCGTGCCGTCGCTTCCGAGAAGCGCGCGCGATCCGGACGACGTGGACACCGACGCCGAGGACCACATCGGAGACGAAAGCCGATACCGCATCCTCGCAGAGAAGCGGACCGCATCCGTTTCTAGCTTGACCATTTGACCATCTAGGAGCCCATGTCTACCGTCGCAACGCCATCCGCCGCCGTCGCAGCACAGCAAGCCGACCTGGAACTTGTCCAGGCGCTGATGGGCGGCACGCGTGCGATGCGCGCGGCTGGCGAGCGCTATTTGCCGCGCTGGCCGAACGAGGATGTGCAGGCGCACCGCACGCGGGTTGACTGCGCGGTGTTGTTTCCGGCGTATGACCGCACCGTGTCAACTTTGGCAAGCAAGCCGTTTTCCAAGCCGATCACGATTGGCGATGACGTGCCGGCGCGCATCCGCGCGTGGTGCGAGAACATCGACCTGCAGGGCCGCAATCTGCACGTGTTCTGCGCGGACGTGTTCCGTCACGCGCTGGGCGAAGGGCTGGAGGGCATTCTCGTGGAGTACCCGCGCGCCGATGGTGTGCGAACTCGCGCAGATGAGCGTGCGCGCAACCTGCGCCCGTACTTCGTGGCCGTGCGCAAGGCCGACATCCTTGGATGGCGCTCTTCAGTCGTCGATGGTCAGCATGTCATCACCCAGCTTCGCATCCGCGAGACTGTGAGCGAGGACGACGGCGAGTTTGGCGAGCGCGAGATCGAACAAGTGCGCGTGCTCACGCCGGGCGCGTGGGCGACGTACCGCAAGGCCAAGGGGGGCGAGTGGGCTCCGCACGAGTCGGGCACGTCCACGCTTCCCGTTGTGCCGTTCGTGCCGGTGTACGGCAAGCGCGCGGGCTTCATGTTGGGCGAGCCGCCGTTGATGAACGTCGCCCACATGAACGTGCAGCACTGGCAAGACAGCAGCGACCAACAGAAGTCGGTGCGGTTCGCGCGGGTGCGCATTGCGGCGATCGTGGGCGGCGATCCTGATGCCGAGCTGACGGTCGGCGCGGACTACTTCATGCGCCTGCCGCCGGGCGCAAGCATCGAGATTGCGCAGGGGTCTGCCGAGTCGGTGAGCATTGGCAGGCAGGAACTTGCCGCGCTCGAAGAGCAGATGCGCCAGGCCGGCGCGGAGCTTCTGGTGTTGCAGCCCGGCAAGATCACTGCCACGCAGGTGAGGACCGAAAACGCCGTGGGCATGTCGGTTCTTCAGGAGATCGCAGCCAGCGCGCAAGATGCGTTCGATGCCGCGCTTCAGATCATGGCCGACTGGATCGGCGAGCCGCAGGGCGGGCATGTGAAGTTGTTCGATGACTATGCCGCCAGCACGATGGCCGAAGCGAGCGCGCAGATTCTGCTGTCGGCCAACACTGCCGGCAAGATCAGCGACCAGACGCTGATCGAGGAGTTCAAGCGGCGCAGCATCCTTGGGCCTGGCGTGACGTTCGACGACGAGCGCGAGCGCATTGCCGAGCAAGGTCCGGCGCTTGGTGTCATCGATGCCAACGGCCAATGAGGCGCTGCGCGACGCCACGATCAGCCATCAGGTAGACCTCGCGCAGTACAGCACGCACGTCGTTCGCCGGATGATCGGTGTGCTGAACCGCGCGGATGCGGACTTATCTGCTGCGATTCAAGGCGCACTGGCGCGGATGGATGGCGAGGCGTTCACGGTCGAGCGGCTGGAACTCGTGCTTTCGAGCGTGCGCGCGGTCAACCTGGCGGCTTACCGAGCGGTCGAGCGCGAGTTGACTGAAGAACTTGCGCGGTTCGCGGAGGTCGAGGCCGGCGTGCAGGCGGACATGCTGCGCGCTGCCGTGCCTGAGCCCGTGGCGGCTGTGGTGTCGTTCGTGCGCGTTGAGCCTGCGCAGGTGTATGCCGCCGCGATGAGTCGCCCGTTTCAGGGGCGGTTGCTTCGGGAGTGGGCGCAGCATATCGAAGAGCGGCGCATGTGGCGCATCCGCGAAACGATTCGCAGCGGATTCACCACTGGCAAGACCATTGACCAGATGGTGCGCGAGGTGCGCGGCACGCGGGCGGCGCAGTACAGCGATGGGATTCTCGAGATCGACCGCCGAAATGCGCAGGCGGTGGTGCGCACCGCGATCCAGCATCTTGCAGCCAACGTGCGCGACGCCACGCATGCCGAGAACGCCGACATCATCAAGGCAATCAAGTGGTCAGCCACCCTCGATGGGCGCACGTCGGACGGCTGCCGAATCCGCGACGGCAAGCAGTACCGCAACACCGAGCGGCACGAGCCGATCGGCCACAAGATCCCGTGGGGAGGTGGCCCCGGAAAACTGCACTGGAACTGTCGGTCGTCTGGCGTCGCGGTGCTGAAGTCGCTCTCAGAGATCAGCGGCATCGACATTCGCGAGAACTGGCCGGCAGGCACTCGGGCCAGCATGGACGGCCAAGTTCCGGCGGACCTGAGCTATGGCGACTGGCTGAAGAAGCAGAGCGCAGAGCGGCAGGATGAGGTTGTCGGCCCTACGCGCGGCAAGCTGATGCGCGAGGGAAAGCTGCCGTTCGATGCGCTGTACACCGACCGCGGCGCGGTGCTGACTCTGGAGGAGCTGCGCGCGCGGCATCCGGGTGCGTTCCGGCGCGCGGGGGTGTAGGATGTGCGGCCCATGCCGCCGCGCCTGCACGTCATCCCCGGCACGCCAGCGCCCGACTCCCCGGCGGAGCGGGTGCGCAAGCGTGTGCGCGCTGCGCCCAAGCCGGCCAGCATGATCGACTGCCACCGCTGCGGTGGCCGAGAGGTGATCGAGACGCGAATCGGTGCGCTCTACAGGAGCGGTCGCGCGTCTGGCGGAACTCGGCAGTACCTGTGCGCGCTGTGCTTCATGCGAGGCGAGCGCGTCGTGCTGCTGTAGACCTCCGCATCTGAATTCCAAGAGCCCGCCGCGTGCGGGCTTTTTCGTTTCTGCGTGCCGTCAGGCGGCGCGCGCATTCCTGGCCAAAGGCCGAACTCCAACTGTCCAAGGGACAACCTCCATGCTCAACTGGAAGCACAAGCACGCGCGTCTGCGCGCCCCCGAACCCGACGACGCCGGCAATGGCGGTGGTGGCGGTGGTGGCGACGGAACCTTGCGCGACGAACTGGCCAGCGGCGCCGGCGGCGGCATGGTTGGGGCCTGGGGTCCGGGCGGCGCCACCACGGTGCAGGCCGAGATCGACCGCCTTGAAACGCTGATCGGCGGCGGCGGTGGCGGGGGCGGGGACACTGACCCGAACCTCCGAGCCGACCTTGCATCCGCAACCTCCCTCAAGGGGTCGG